CATGACCGAAGAAGAGCAGCTCAACTATGCACTTCAAATGAGCATGGCAGCGGCGCACGCGAGTCAGCAAGAAGAAACAGCAGCTGCGTCTACCTCTGGCACCACCGCGGCCGTTGCCGCTGCAAGCTCAACAGCTGGCGGCGGCGCAACTGCAACCAGTGATAAGCCGTCCACTTCGTCAGACGATGCTGAAATGAAAGACGATGATGACGATTACGACGATGATGGTGATGATGAGCTCATTGAAAAGATTTTCAATAACCCATCGTTCCAACTCGTTTTAAGATTGGTCCAGGATGACCTTGAAAGAGTTCGCTTGGAGGACCGTCTCTCGAGACAGCCCTCTATCAATGCCGCTTTCGGTTATTCCCGTTCCGACGGAGGTCAGCAAGCCGCCCTTCAGAAACTTGCAGGTATTGAGGAAAATCCTCTTGCCTTCAAGTGTCTGTATTCCATGGAGTATAAACCGTGGATCGCCCGACACCGATGTCAGGCCGTCCTTTCGGTTTACGAAACTCCGGGTAGGCTTGAATGGGAGAGTTTGATTAACTCTCCCCTCTCCTCCGGGTATCTTAATTGTACCATACAAGCAGTTTTGGAGCCCATGAAAGTCCGTGTGATTTCCAAGGGCGAAGCTCTCCCGTATTACCTTACCAAGGTGATCCAAGAGAGTCTCCATACTACTTTAAGGAAGATCCCTTGCTTCAGACTAATTGGTAGACCATTTTGTCAGACAGACCTTCTTGACCTTGTCAAGAAGGCACCTGCTGGATCTGAATGGTTCTCAATCGATTATTCTGCTGCAACGGATGGTCTTTCATGGAAGTATTCGGGTAAGATATTTGAGAGTATAATCTCTGTCCTACCTGAGGACCTTCGCGAAACTTGCATGCAAGTTTTAGGTCCTCATCGACTTCACTATCCCGTCCACGGTGATCGTAAAGTCGGCGAATTTCGAGGAGTGATGAAGAGAGGCCAGTTAATGGGCTCTATTCTATCCTTCCCGATCCTTTGCTTGGCTAATCTTGGCGTTTATCTTGCCACGATCGACCAGGTAGCTTCTTCATGGGCTATATCTGAGACACTTAACCATGTCTTGATAAATGGTGACGACATGTTGTACGCCGCCCCACCTTCCCTTTGGAAGGTCCATGAAGAAACCGGCAAACGCGTTGGTCTTAACCTTTCCGTTGGAAAGGCTTATCACCATAAGGTCTATTCGAACATTAATTCGATTGCCTGTCACTACGATCTCGATCGTGCTGACCGCGTTTTACCCCGAAGGATCGACTTCCTTAACGTGGGTCTTTTGTTTGGACAACATAAAGTCCAGTCAAAAGACGGCCAAGCTACTAGTCATCATGAGACGCAGGGTTCTATTCCCTGCCTTAGTGAAGTCCTGCAAGGCTGC